TATTTCCCAAACAGAACCAGAATCTTTAGTTTCATAGGTATTAAGTAACTGTACGGATACAGGTTTAATATTTCCCTGATAATTCATATTTGCAGTTACCCTTACTTTGATTACTGAATTAGTACCTGTAATTACTAAATTATCTGGGTCTGTTCCTCCTTCTACCAAGTCGGCATATATGTGATAAGATTTAGTGTAATATTCTAAACCTATATCTACATAGGTAGTTACTGAAGTATCTCCTACACTTCGAAAGTAATATCTTTGGTCACCATTTCTTGCATAGAAAATAGAACCGCTTTCATATTTCTTTGAGCTCCACTTATTCTCAGAGGGGTCATATCCAGTTACCTGATATCTTAAATCGGCATCATCGTAATCAGAAGTAACGGTTACTCTAATGGGTACTTCTGTTATATGTCCTGTTACAATCTTTGCAGGACTGATAAGAGGTTCAGCTACAATTTTATAATTGTAAGCCAAATCAAATCCATAAGCAATCTTCCCAGATACATTGTATGGTAAGAATCTATCGAATAACTTATCAATTGATTGTTTGAAAGCTTTGAACTCTGGAGTGGGGGAAGTAAACCCATGACCGCTTATAGAAATACCTACCTCTATACATTGAGCACAACCATAAATCTTATCATAGTTGTATTTGTCGTACTGAGAATAATCGGTATCATATAAGGGGTCTACCTTTTCCCATTTATCCATCTCTCCATCGGTTGGGTCTGTAATTGTACAAGTTAACCCATACATATTAAAAAGGATTTCGAAGAATTTCCTTGAGCCACGAATCTTAAGTAATGATATTGAATACTTTAAGATAGTTCGAATTTGTTCATCGCTTAAATTAGGAACTCCTTTGTGTTCTCCAGTTCTAGCAAATGGTAATGCTCCCAAGAACTCCCAGAGGTAGTTTAAATACCTCTGCTGAGTTTTATCAATATCGATTATATCTAGAATATTATCAATATCTTTAGTTATATCTTCTTGGAAATAGTTACCACATATTTCTAGAAATCTTTCTAATATGCCCTTACCGTCGACTTTATAAGTATCTTGCTCTTTAAATTCGAAAGGTAAGAAATCAATTAGGTTTTTAAGATTTATCATACGATTTCGTTTACTTTAAGTGTTAACTGACTTGAGTCTTCGAATACCGGGATATTATAACCGGGGTCTGTATAATCCTTGTTAGGTTCTGCAATAGTTATTGTATATCTGAATCCAGACTGATAACCATTGTCTTGGATATCCAATGCAAAGACAAACCCATTTATAGTATCTCTAATTTGTGTAGTCTTACCTACCTGGCCATCATAAGAAAAGCCTCCCTTAACTGAACGTACTGTGAATTGAGTACCTGAAGAGAAAGATATAAAGTAAGACATACTACCATTAGCTTCATCCAATTGGAATTGACCAAGAACTAATTCCTTGTTACCATATACTGTAGTAGGCCAAGGTTTAGTATAGAACTTCTTCAAGTGTAAATAATCTACAGATTCAAGATTATCTATTAGTGCATAGATATCGGAAATTCTTACGCTGCCACCAATATCGGAATTCTCTGGAGAATAAGCATTAAATAATGCACTGAGAATCTGTGATTGTATTTCCGAAGTTTTATAAGACTTCTTCCCAGTAACTTCTACATCCAGGATAATGTTTACTTTACCTGCCGATTTAACCGTTAACCAAGTAGTAAGAGGTGAGTTCTGATGTAATACATCGTATACCTTTTGAATAAGGTTAGAATCAGCAGTAGCTCCATTATCAGGAGAAATGTATACAATCAATTTTCTACCACATTCATATTCGGCTTTAGCTTTACTAACTCCATCAACTAACTTGGCTAAGTCAATGAAATCTTGTTTAGTGATAGCAACTCCCATAGTCTTTACACTCAAAGGTATATGTTCCTTGAGCATACTGAAATTCTCATAAGTAGAACCTCCACCTGCAGCATAAGTATTAGATACTGTAGCATCAGTAACTGAAGAAGATATTACTGAAGGTACAGAAGTAATCATACCCGATTTTACATTACCATTGATACCAGTAGTAAGGTAGAACTTAACCTCAGATATCTTGGCATTAGCTGCAGGCTTCTGTCCATATTTACCATCACCAAATAAGATATATGGATTTAAAGCTTCATCCATAGTAACCATGAAATGTTTATCGGTGGGTTTTGAATAAGCAAAGGTATTTACCAATACCCAAGATTCTCCACCAATCTTCATACTCATAGTTCCATGTTCGTAGTACTTACCATTAGGTAATGTACCCAGGGTAATAGTTACCCTTTCATCTGAAGGTATAACCATTCCATTTATCTGGCTTTCTGTATATAATTCATGTTGTACAACTGGAACTTTACAAGTAGTTACATTAGCATACCAAGTTACATCCCTAGAAGATAACCATTTGTTACCATTAGAATCTGTAAATAAAGTTCCAGAAGGTATAGTTAATTTAGCACCAATAGAATCTCCAGATACATCCCTGGATACTACCAAATCTACTGATGCTGCAATAGCACCTCTTGCATGATAATCTACCAAAGCTCCATGCCTAACTACTGAACTGTATTTACGAGCAGTAGGTAAGAAGGATTCCCTTGCCATATTATCAATGTAGTAGTGAAGAACTTCGGCAATTGCCGCAAACAATGAAAGGATAATGATTAATATATTTCCTTCCGAGTAATCAGTTACGAGTACATTGCCATCTTTGTCTTTGATATTCGTAAGTGATTCTATCAGCTTGGCCTTAATCTGTTGGTAAGACCTCTGATAAGGGTTGAGCCATTTATTAGTGATTCCCATATTAATAAGAGTTTAATGAATTTTCATTTTTATCATAGGTCAGGTACAGGTACTGACTAGTAGAAGTTTCATTAACTACATAATGAACTTCTATGTTTATTTTAGCACCTTGTCTAGAAACGGTGATACCCTTAAAGGTAATCCTTTGTTCCCATGCACCAATTGAGCTTTTAATAAACTCTTTAATAATAAAACTTAGGGCTTGTGTATTTGGCTCTTCTATACATTCCCATAGGCGATTCCCAAAGTTTTCCTGTCGAAATCGTTGTCCTATTAAATAATACATTATAGAGCTTATATTATTTCTTACCAAAGCTATATCACCATTAACAGGATACCAACCTGTTTCACCCTTTTCGTTTCTTGTAAGTTGAATAGGGAATATCATACCCTTTCCAACAATGTTAGTAAGATAGTTATCCATTAGTGTATACATTTAATGTCCTCATAATCTTCTTGTTTGAAAGTAGAGAACGGTTGACTTGCTTGAGTTACGGTAGGACCTGAAGAACCAGGTCCAGTAGTTACACCCGAGTGTACGTGAGAATTGAATAAAGTTCTTAGAGTTTCCAGTTCTTTAATGGTATTATTGAGTTTCTCGGTTAGTTCTTTGATATTAACTACTCCTTGATTCTCTCCCTTATTTAAGATTACTGTATCACCAGAACCTACACTTACATCTCCTTGTGCTTGAATAGAAATGTTTCCCTTAGCAGCAAGGCCTACATCTCCATTTATATAAACAGTTAGCTTTCCATTATCATCATCAAGTACCATTACATTTCCTTTTGGAGTTATAATACCCATTTTATTAGGACCATCCAAAGGGTCTGGTATTTGTTGTAGTCCCCAACCATGATATTCCCATAGGGGTTTAGTTGGGTCTCCAAATTCAAAAGTAACAAATACTATATCTCCAACCTTAGGAGCTAAGTACTTGAACCCATTGTTGATAGAACCATGTTGGCCTTTTGCATAGGCCCATGTAATAATTCCACCCATGACTTCTGGACAGCATACCTTGATACGGTTCATATGTTTCTCCGTATCATTATTATCTACCACTATGCCACGGTAGACAGAGTAGTATCTACCTAAACCTTCGATACCCTCTTCTGTTAATAGTTTAGCTGTTGAGTACATTATTTCTTGTTGGATTTATATCGTTCATAAGCTTTCATTGCCCAATTAAACTCATCAAAGTTATACCTTTCTTTCATAGAAGGAGTAACCTTCGATTGGTCTGCCTTTACCACATTGGTCTTACCATAGATTGCTGTACCATTTGAAGTTACTACTGTACCTTCTGTACGAACTGTACCTGCAGCAAAAGCCTGAGGGTCTTTAGCATTTATCTCATCATAATAGAACTTATTCTGTAAGAACTCTCCTGCACCTTTCTTATCGATAATTCTACCCTTATCATCCATGTATCTTTCTACGAAGTATACTACTTCATTGTAGGTAAAGTCATGTACAATATCGGAAGCATTAGCAGTATTCTTCTTGTTCTTACCAAAGTCAGTTTTAGCAGAATCCTTAGCATCATTACTTACAATGTCCTGAGTACTAAGTTGGGTCTTAGATGTAGTCTGTCCATCCCTTGCATTATTCTTAACCAAGTCTAATGTACAGAGATAACCTTGACCTGCATCCATTGAATGTTGTACTGACTTGATATACCAAAAGCCTGACCACCTTTTTCCTACATTCTCTAAAGATATTATCTGAGAAGATTGTAATGAAGGTCTACCTACTACAGTCATTTGGCATACCAACTTTCTTTCGGATATCTTAAGACCTCCATTGGCATTAGCATTCATTGCCCAAGTAACCTTATCTGCTCCGCCGTATCTACTAAAGAGATTATGATATAACTTATAGATTGGTACTAAGAATGGTACCTTCTTCATTCTTCGTATCTTAACTTTAGCTTTAACCTTTCGAGTCATAGTGGGTGTAGTAACTCCATCTCCAGAATACTCTACTTTATAGGTATCAGGGTATACAGTAATATATGGATTCTTTTCCATTGCAGATATACCTCTTTGAGATTGGTCATCTATCATCTTCTTCTCATAAGGATTACTTGAAAAAGTTCGGATATCTACCATGTGAGTTATGGTTCTACCTTCTGGGTCGTATTCCCGAGGGTCTACCCATTCTTCTGCAAGGTATTCCATTTTATACTCTCCAGTAAATAGATATCTTTCATTTTCTAGTAATTGCCTAAGATTACTTTCCAACTCTTTGCCATTCTTAGAGTTCTTCAAGATTTGCTGAATAACCCTTTTCTTATCGTTGGGTAAATTGTTTACAGCGGTATTAATAGCTTCTCTATATTGCTCAGTACTTAAATTATCTAAAGCCTCCTGTTTACCAGCATTGTAAGCTACGTAGGGTTTCTGAGAACCATACTCTTTCATTGCAGCATTATGCTTCTGAGCTTTGGCTCCATACCTTTGTTCTGCTTCCATCTCAGCAGCAATGTTAGTAGTAGGATGACTACGATAATCTTCGTAAGGTACACTACCATAATTTACTACCATGGTATTATCTACTTGAGCCACAAAAGGTTTTAGTAAAGTTACTTCTTCCTTTTCTTTCTCTGGCTCGGTAATATCAGTTGAACCTACAATTAAACCTTTATCTTCTGGGTCTAAGGTTTGAGTTAATTGAGCCTTTGCCCTTTTAGTTACTTTCTGAGTACTGAAGGATACTCTAAGTACTTCTCCATTCTCTGATTGATAAATGTAATTGTATTCTGGTTCTTCCTGAAACTTACGGTTGTGTATGTATATTACACCATCCCGAGAATCTATATACCAAGGACCATTTGCATACCCCTTCATCTTTTGTTCTAATTGAACTAAGATGTTATTCCCTATTAATCCTAAGTCACTATCTATCAGAGACTTCAAATCACTGGGCATAGCTACTTGAGCTATTCCACTAAACCGGTTAGCGTAAAGTATCTTTCCAGTAGTAGTTCGACTTTGTTCTGTCGGGACCTGTAGTGACTCGTAAACTTTATTACTTATTACTTGTTTAGCCATTACTGAAATATTTCTATGATTACGCCTATATCATTGTTACACCCATTATCTAAGAAATTAGATAAACTGTGTTCCGATAAATCCGAATGAGTATAAGGTGGTTGGAATCTTAAATCCCCAACTGTATCTATACACTTAATCGTCACATGAGTACCAGTAGAATCAAATACACAATCCAAATCTCTAACCTTAATACTTCGTACTGGGCTAGAGATAAATTGACCATCTGGATATATGTATCCCCACTGAAGGTAAATAATTGAGCTTTCCTGGAGATCTTCGATATCTACAGTATCGGGGTCTCCAGTATCAAATGTAATGGTAGCTAAGTTCTCTTTCTCCTCATCATACTTGTAGCTCCAATTACTTATATAAGCGCCAAGAGGTATGCCAGTAATGGGATTCATTATAGGCATACCTCCAGAATTGAACAGAGCCATGTAAGGTGTTGCTGTTCCATTATAAAGTATTGGTTGGTTAGGTTTTCTAGTTGCCGCCATACATAGGTATTCTTAAAATTTGATAAGGTTCTAATTCTTGAAAAGAGTTCAAGATATTATTAGCTTCAGCAATCAGGTACCACTTACCAGAATCACCATAATAACGATGAGCAATACTCTGTAGGGTTTCTCCATCTAATACAGTATGTTGTTTATCGTTATCTGTATAAGGAACACTTGGAGGAGTTACCTCTAAAGAGTAATCCCCATTATCGTACTTAAGAGCAATGGCTCCATCATAGGGACTTGCTCCTGTCATATATTGATTTAAGTCTATCATATCTGTATCCCTTTCGTATTCTTTAAGTCATCTTCGGTTACAATATCTTGGTAAGATAAGTTATAAGCACTTACCCTTTTGAAGATTAATTCTTGGGTTGCAGCTGCAGGCAATAACTTTAAATCCTCAATGGTACATGACTTACCTGCTACTCGAGTCCTTGAAGCATTTCTAAAATTGTTCAGGGTATAAGTTGCAGATGTAAGAATATACTGATGATTATCGAATATACCAGAACTACCCCATTCGATTTTTAAAATCGGAGGGCTTGCTTGATAAGAGTTTGCCTTAGTCCACATTTCCAATAATCGGCATTTAGTAATTACCTCTTTTGGATTATCGGGGTCATTACAGAACCAAGATACATTGAATTGAATTATATCTTCACTACCAGTATAATGGTACATGGGAGTATTACGTCCCATTGATTTAATCGTTGCCCAAGTAGTTTCTCCTCGGAAATCAATTGAAGGTGGTCTGTTCTGAAGAATGATATATTGATAGGGGCTAGCTGTAAGATTATAAATCACTACCTGATTCATGTTTCTTACTTCTGGCATTACCAAGAAGAGTTCTTTATTCTTCGTAACATTCTGGCCTTTAGCCGGGTCCATTTCTTCGTATCCAAATGGAACTCCACCTTCTATTTGATGTTTTAATTCCATTCGATATTGAGCCTGAATCCTTTGATTTAACTTAGGATTCTTTGAATTAGCTCTGGGTCCGAATGGGTTATTTGGGTCATATACTTTACCCTTATCTGCAGTATCTTTAGGCAAGGTTGAAGTTGCCCTGTTGAGATAGATTCTGGCCCTCCAAAGTTTATTTAAAGGGCCAGTAAGAACTCCTGCAGAATCTCTGGTAAGGTCATTGTATTTTTCAACAACCCCACCTGCTATCCGATTTAATATTCTTGCCATGATTGTTTAGTTTAATCCCAATGATATACCAGTAAAATCTTGTTGGCCACCAGGAGCAAAGTCTCCAGCTTCATTTCCATCTACTGATATATTAATTCTTGAATCCTTAAATCCATCTCTGATTGCATTCCTAACGGCATCAACAAAAGCTTGTTGATTTCTATCCTGAATGGAAGCTTTAGTTTCTTCAGAGGTTAAAGCCGCAGTATTCTTATCCACAGAATTTGTAAGACCACCGATTACTTCGATTAATGCAGGAATAGCTATAGAAGCTAGTAGTCCCCAAGGCCCACCTAAGAATCCTAAAAGTCTACCACCAAGTAATCTAGCACCAAATCCCATAGCACCTTTCTTAGCAATCTGTTGGCCTGCAGTTTTAGTTACATTAGAACCTATTGCTGTACCAACTCCCATACCTGCAAGTGTACTCATTGAAGTAAATCTTCCTCTTGCATCTCTTGCTACTACAGTACCTTTCTTGGTTTTACCTATAGCACCTCCCATGGGCAATGCAAAGAATTTACCTGGAGCCATTTGCATAGCAGTCATTCTCATCATCATTGCTGAGATATTTCTCATGTGACCTTCAAGGATTGAAGCTTGAACATTAGTTCTTACCATACCTTCTGCCATACCATTAGTTTCTGAAGTAGCTAAAGCCTGGAAGGTACTAATCATCTTGATAGTACCCTGAATAAACTTAAATCCCTGATATAGAGTACCTACTACTGCACCAGTTGCAACTACCTTTACCAAGAATTTACCTGCCCAAGTTTCTTGCATACTGTTAATAATCTTTAGGATACCAGAACCTAATTTAAGTACTGGGCTAAAAACTTCGGCAAGTGTAGAACCTGCAGTTACAATAAAGTTCTCCCAGTTTGATTTAAACTGTTCGATAATACCTGCAGGAATTTGTAATCTTTCTTGAGTTAAATTTTCTACTGTACCCCTTGCACCTGCAACCTTATCCATAAGTTCAGTAAGCTTATTAGCTCCAGTCCAGTAATCCTGAAGTAAAGCTGAAGCAGCTCTTGTACCACGAACTCCAAAGATATTAAACAGAGCAGAGGAGATATCTATTCCTCGTTTACCTCTAAGTTTATCTCCCAATATAGATATAATCTTATCTAATCTCAAAAGATTACCCGAGGCATCTACTAGAGTTTTTGGGTCAATGCCTAAAGATTTTAGCATCTCACCACCTCCCTTTTTCTGCCCGGTTACGGAAAGTGTTAAATAGCGCATCATGTTTGCTAATGCAGTACCAGCTGATGAAGCTTGGATACCTTGATTACCAAGTACTCCAATGGCTGCAGCTGCATCACCCATACTGATTTTGGCATTTCTAAATTCTGCTCCTGAATATTGGAAAGATTGGGCAAGGTCTGTTAGAGAAATATTTGCAGAGGTTACTGCAGTTGCCAATTGGTCTACTACCTGAGTAGCATTCTGTGAAGGTATATTAAAGGTCTGCATGATGTTAGTCATCAAGTCAGCAACTCCACCTTTCTGACCAAAAGGCATACTGAAGATAGAAGCTAGCTTAGCTGCAGGGCCAATCATTCTTTCGATTTGCTCTACACTGTTACCAGCCATTGCCAAGTACTTTTCGCCTGATGCAATATCTGCAGCAGTAAGAGGAGTTACCTCATTGACTTCTTTGGCTACTTGCATTAGCCTTGCCTGTTGAGCAGCATTAGCTCCAGACATTTTAGAAGCTAAGAATACTTGGTCGTATACTCCTGCAGAATATTGGTAGGCCCTTGCCATACCTCCAACCAATTCTTTTCCAAACTCAAAAGCATTAGAAGTTGACATTTGAATACCTCGATTCCAGGTATTCATATCGTTCATCATTGTTCTAAATGAGTTCGATATTCTGCCAGCCTCATTAGAGAATCGGTCTCTTAATACCATTGCAACACCGACCTCGACTAAGCTTCTTCTGTCTATCATTTTCTAGTTTTCTTTTTTAAGTTTTCATAATACTCATCGGCTATATCCTTAAATCTTTTCCTTTCTCGATACGGAAGACGCAAAAAGCTGAGATAGTCAATGGCTACCTCAGCTCTACATATATAAGTGAATGTACCTGGGTGGTCTACGCTTCCGTCAGGTAGAAAAAAGTCGGTGAAAGCATTATAGGATATTTATCAATTCTTCCAGGTATACTTGGATGTTCTACATCGGTGTTACCATCGAAGACTGGGTCATATTCAAAGATTGTTTTACGAATCTCTGCAATGTCTCTTACTGAAAATAAATGGAAGCTTTCTACCTTTTCCCATTTACCATCAATTTGAAGATGTAGGTTCCTTGCAACTAATGCAGCATTACGAGTTTGTTTTTCTACCGGCAAAGTAACCAACATCCTCTCTCCTGCACCCGTAAGTAAATCGAACTTAACTACCTTGCCTGAAGAAAGAGTTACTTCGTAATCGGTAAGTTTACCTTGTTCAGGATAGTAGGGAATGGCATTGGGTTTCTCTGCTAATTCCTTTTCTGAAGGTAAGGTTCCGTAGTTTTCAAAAAGCATTTCGCTTAAGGATTGACCATAAACTTGTTTACCTCCTTCTTGGCCCCAATCATATTCGAATTCTACTTCATCGCCTAATGAAAAGATTCTTGATTGGAATAAGATACAATAACGGTCATTCAAAGGAATACGGTCTGCATCCTCTACTGTTAATCTACGAGTAGGAGTAAAATCTGTATCTACTACAATTGCCTGAATGAACTTAGTAAGGTTCATAAGGTTTCTTACATCCATTGGATTAGATAAGATATCCTCATCTGCACCATTCTGTTCCCTGATTGAGTATTTATAACCTGCTGGGGTTATGAACTCATGTGTTCTACAATTTAATTCCATGTTAAATAAGTTATTTTGGTTATACTTTAGTTCATAGTGTTCGCTGTAACAACAAGAAAGGGGTGAGCCCTTTCTAGGAATCCCACCCCTCCCACCTAAAAATCTTAGTGAAAATAGACTAAGCGTTTTTAATACTTATCTACAGTACCTACTGAGAATTCGATACTTTCGATAGTGTTCTCTGAAGCCATTCTGTCCAGGTCTAATCCTGTAATCTTACATGGCCATACCTCTTCGAAGAGGTGGGTGTTAAGTACGGAAACTCCATCTTCAGCAAGTTCATTTACGATTACATTTTCCCAGTATTGGCTTGGTACCAAACCTCCACCAGCAATCATATCTTGGCATGAATAAAGCCAATCATGAAGCCATGTATCTGAACCTGCAGTAGTTAAAAGTTTACCTACTACTAAGTTACCTACAGTAACTCTACCGGCAGTTTTAACGTCCCGGTTAACGTCTCCATGAGCAACCTGGTCAATCTCTACATCTGGCAAAGTACAAGTTTGGAACAGATAAGTATTGATTGGGTGCTTAGGGAATGTGATACTCCAAAGGAATTTCTTTCTTGGATTCTTTACTTTTGCTCCCATGTTTTCTTAATTTTATTCGTTAACGTCCTGAACAGATACGGACTTGGATGCCTGGTCAATATAGATGCCCATAGTGATTTCTTGCATCGGAACGATATCCTTGAATTTCAGGATTGCTTTGTATTTACCTTGACGAACATCGGCTTCATTGTTAACCGATAAGTCATTGTACGAGTTAGCGTCTTGGTCACCCATCCAGGTGTATTCAGACATGGCATCTTCATCTACCAAGTTATCCAGCATTGGTTTAACTTCTAGATAAATCTTATTCCAAGTGTTCCAGATATTTGGTTCTTCCAAATACTTTTCTAGAATAGGTCTAAGATTCTTTTTGAGATACAGATTCAATCTTACAATTGCAAGGAATCTTTCTGAATCCTGTTTT